GGTGGGGCGGAAGGAGATCTCCCAATCTGGCGGCGGCGCCTTCCCCTTCCAGGGGCCATCAGAGCAAGCCATGGCGATCTTGTAGATCCGCTTCAGCGGCTCCATGAGGTGTTGGGCCTGCCAGTCGGCCACGTCGTTCCCAAATGCCGCCTGCTCGCTTCGGCCATCAGCACCCAGACCAGACGGGCTTTCGCCCCACAGCAGGGTGTGGGGGAGGCCGCTGGCGCCGGTGATCTCGCTCTTGAGGCTGGCCAGGATGTCGGCGATCCCAGCCGCCGAACGGGTGAAGTTCGTGAGTTCCTCGTTGTCGTTGAGGAGGTAGGCGCCAATGGTGGAACGGGCCATGGCATTGGCCTGCAACCGCTGACGCAGCTTGTCTTCGCCGCCGGCGGCGAGCATGTTGGCCAGGCCAGGAAGCTTGTGCACCACCAAGTCGAAGTCATGGAGAATGTCGGCAGCCGATTGCTGGCCGGTCTCGTAGCGCTTGAAGACGTCCCAGACCAGATCCACCACGGAAACGCCCCACCATTGCCGCTCCTGTTGAGAGCGCCAAGAGCAGGGCAAGCCCTCAAGGCGAATCACGCGGCTGCTATGGATGTCCACCTGGGTGGCGTCGGTGATGGCCACCCCGGCGCTGGTGACCTGACTGGCGGCGGCCTGCTTGTCCAGCTTCTGCAGGTCCCGATCGTGCTGGGTCCAAAACCAGTACCGCTCCGGTTCGCCAATGCCTGACCAGCCGGCGGAGGGGTAAAGCCGGTGGCGATCGATCGCGTACAGGGCGTGCAACGTGCGCAACCGCTTGAAATTGAGGGGCTGATCGATGGGGGTTCGGTCATCCGCGATCAAGACGATGGCCCCGCCGCCGTAAAGGCGGCTGTAGGCCGCGGCCGCGTTCAGCGCCTTACGCAAATTCAGCTCTTCAGTCCAACCGACGAGATCGTCCAGCTGCTTTTTCATTCGGCTCGAAGTGTCATCGCCGACGCTGAGGTCCCAGCCGCTGCGGGTGGCCTGCTGCGGCAATTTGTCGACGATGCGACGAATCAGCCAGGACTGCTCGTACAGCGCGTTGACCTGCGCCTCGGAAAGGATCCGGCTCCGCTTGATGCCAATGGCTTCATTTCGGTCCTTGGCTGTGCCTAGGCCTGTCAGAACGTTGATCAGCGCCCCATCCAGGCGATACCCAGAACCGGGATCCGATCGCAGGAAGCCGAATGTCACAGCACGATGCGCACAGGGTCAAAGTAGGACCGACAGAACAGGTACATCCCTGGCTGGGAACGTTCCGGCTCATAAGCTTGGGTGAACGTCAGAACTGTTCCGGTGAGCTCGGCACTCGATGCCATGCTGTCGTCCTACAGCCGCCTGCCGATCCCAACCAAGGCAGAGCAGGTGCTGCTGGGGCGCGCCATCCGGGCCTGGCTCGATTGGGAGCCTGGCCCGGAGGAACGGAAATCGGGGATTACAGAACCACCGCGGCGAATCCAGCGGGCTGGCGAGCGCGCCCGAGAGCAGCTGGTGAGCCGGAACATGTTGCTGGTGGCCAAGGAGGCTCGTTCGTTTTCGATTAGCTCGATTGTGGGCCTGGAAATCCAAGACCTGATCCAGGAAGGCGCGGTCGGGCTGTGCCGTGCCGCTGAGAAGTTTGATCCGAGTCTTGGCTATGCGTTTTCTACATATGCTGCTTTGTGGATTCGTCAATCCATGACGCAGTTGCTGCATTCCAGCGGCACGATCCGCATTCCGACAAAACGCAGCCAAGCGATGCATAAATTACGACAGTGGATCGAGGCCTTTACCGTAAGGGTGGGCAGGCCACCAACAGATGAAGAATCGCTGCGGTCGGGCATTGCCGGTGTCAACAGTCTTGCGGACTTGCGGATCTTGCGAGACGCAGCAATGGCCTATCAGGTTCGTTCGTTGGATTCGGTCATCAAGGATGATGATGGAGACACACTGATCAGTGTGGTTGCCGCCCCGGCAAATCATGAAGATGGCTTGAGCGAAAACAAGGAATGTGAAATGGTTGTTTCGGCCCTGCGGCCATGGCCAAAGCTGCAAGAAACGTTGCAGAGACGCTTTGCTGGGCAGGGCTGGGCGGATATTGGCTTGGCAATGGGAACAACCACTCGTGTGGCGAGTCGCCGTGGCGAGTTGGCATGGATGTTGGCCAAAGACTTGCTGCAAAACACGTCAAGCAGAGCTGAAGGCAGGATCAAGCCTGCATTGGAGGAGGCTCAGCCGACTCACGTTGAAACTTGGCAGCCAACACTGTTCTAGGCATGCCACCCCTAGCACTGATGCACCACAGCGGGATATAGTTTTGCCAGTTTGCGACATCTTCAATTTATGCCGACACAAGCTCAGCGATCCGCGACGGAACGGGGGTTGACAAAGGCGCAGCAGCGCACTCTCGATGCCATTCGCAGCTACATCGACAAAGAGGGAATCCCCCCATCAATTCGCGACGTATGCCAGCGGCTGGGGCAATCGTCCACCTCGTCTGTTCAGCACCATTTCAAAAATCTCAAAGAACTTGGCGCTATTGAATTGCGAGAAGGTGTGCCTCGATCGGTTCGGGTGCTGTGGCCTCGGCCCAATCCGTGAGCAGGATCAGGCCATGTTGATCCAGTTGGCGATCATGGGGCGCACCCTGGCGCCCGCCTCACAGGCCGCGGCCAGGCTCATCACGGCATCGTCGTGGCAGCCGGCAGCAGCCTCGCGGTTGCCATTGGGCTTCTGGCGGAACACGCGCATTTGCTCGCCGTAGATGCTCTCTGGAGGAATGCCCAGTTCTCCCTGCTCGAGCAGCAGCAGCACTCGATCACTCATGAAGATCTTCGATGGCCTCGACGTCGCGAACTCCTCGATGGGCACACCAGGGCGAAGAAGGGCCAGGGATTCACCCACAGCGGCGCCGACGCCGTTCTTCTCGATCAGCACCAGTTCTGGGTTGAACTGGTCGATCAGCCGTGCCGTGCGCTGCAGGCCGTAATCACGGCTGCGGCGCGCATCGTTGAAGAACGCCACCACCTGCCAGGGGTTGGTGGTGACGTCGAGCACGGTGGTGACCCACTCGTCGTTGCCGGAGCCGTTTGGGTCGATCCCGATCACGTAGTTGTGGCCCCTGGTGGGCAGATCAACCCCGCCGATGACCTCCGCCGCTTCGATCAGGTCATGCGGGTAGACCTCGGCATCGGTGGCGGCGAAGTCGAGCTCGAACTCCTGCCGGTAGCGCTGCTCAGTGAGCTGGAACTTGCGCCGGGTGTTTTCCGCGTAGTTCGGATCCTGGGAGTAGATCGGATGCTGGCTCCAGTGGATCGCGACCTTCGCAAATTCCCCGTTGGGGCTGCAGCGCAGGATCGGGATCCCGTTGACGGTGCCCTCGCCGATCTGCTTCTCACCGTGGTCGGTGCTCCAGTGCTCGTGAAACCTGCCCGAGCGGCCGTTGGGGGTGCTGACCCAAACGGCCCTGGCCCGAGGGCCCAGCAGGCTCAGCGTGGGCATGGCGCCGGTTTCGATCCCGGCGAGTTTCTCAATGAACGCCCCCTCATCGAACAGCACGAAACTGGCCGAGGGGATGCCGCGGGCGGCCCGTTCGGTGGGAGGCAAAAAATGGAGGCTGCCGCGGCCCTGGAACACCAGCTTGCGCATGGAGTCTTTGGGGAGCGGCGGGCAATAGGCGCCCAGTGATGCCGCCTGGCCCTTGATCCGTGCTGCCAGCTCAGAAGCATCCTCGCCGGTCTTGGAGAAGACGATCCCGACCCATGCCGGCCGCTGGATGGCCTGCATGAGCATGTAGCTGATCACCGTCTCGGAGACGCCGGTCTGGCGCGACTTGAGCACGTAGGTGTTCTGGTACGCACGAATGACGCGCACCAGCGCCAGCTGGTAGTCCCACGGCACGAAGGGCAGATACTTGCCCTGGGAGGCGATGAAGGTGCGGGCCGCAAAATCGGGCCATCGCTTCGGGAGCTGATCCCACGGCCGCACCACCTGTTCCTGCGAAAACAGGCCGCGGCGCGGCAGGTAACGCAGCACCGGCCGCACAGCATGCTTGCGGGGCAGGTGAAGGCCGGCGGGTCCCTGGCGGGGCCAGGAGTAACAAGGTTTCTGGGTGCGGAGCTGGGCTTCATATTCGGCCCAGGCCTCGTCATCCCACGCCATCAGAAATCGCCTTCTCGATCCAGGGCCTCTTGCTCCTCAGGGCTCAAGGCTTTGGCTCCGGGGCCCCCATCTCCGAGCTCTTCCTGTGCCCGCTCGAACTTGTCGATGGTGAGCAGGAACTTGTTGATCTCGGCCAGGGCTCCCAAGGCGGTTTGCAGCTGCTTGGCCTGCAATGCAGCCCGCAGGACGTGCTCCATCCGGCTGACCTGTATGGCACCGAACCTCAATTTGTCGTAGAGACTGGTGCCCTGGATGCACAGCTCGTAGGCCTCCGCCACCAGCCGGGCGGCCACAGTGGGCGAGACCTTGAAGCCTTTGATCGCCACCGTCATCAGATCCTGCGGGCCGTAGCCCTGCTTCACGGCAAGACCCAGCAGGGAATGCACCCGGTAGTTGCGCTCCGCCGCTTTGCTGATGCTGCGGTCTTTTGTCTTCGCCTTGGGCTTTGGTTTCGCTTTCCGGGGCTTGGCGCCGGCACCGTCACTGCTCACGCCGGGTTGCCTCCTGCCCGAAACGTAGGCACCTCCTGCTCTCCTGCCCCCAATCGCGGTTCAGCTGCCTCGGCATGCCGATGCCTCTGCAGCCACAGGCTCGTTGCCTTGGTGGTGCGGTTCAACATCAGGCCGATGGTGGCCATGTCATGCCCCTGGGCGCGCAGTCGCAGGGCCCTAGCACCCTCCTGTGGTGTCCAGGGCCGAGGGCCGGCCGGTACACGGTGGCGATGGGCCCGGATTGTCACACCAGCACGCACGAGCAGCCGCCGGATCGTCCGTTGCGACACCCGGCAGGAGTAAGCCAGCGACTTCAAGCTCTCGTCGGCCAAGTAACGGTGGACCACCGTCTGCACCGGCAGGCGAACCGGGGGGGCCACCATCCCATCGCCGCCGGCCCGAAGGTTGTTCACCAGAGCCCGCAGCTGGCGCACCCGGCCGGCGCTGATCTGCGCATCAGCCAGCAGCTTGTAGACCGCCTGGGGTGAGCAGCCCACAGCCGCGGCGATCGCCTTCACAGGCGCGCCCTGCCGGTACAGCGCCAGCATCTGGGCATGGTCGGCGGGGCTGAGGGGGTGGCCGGTGGGCATCAGCCTCAACGGCCACGCTGGGCCAGCAGTGCCTCCACCGCCCGGGTGAGGCGCGCTTCCGTGCTCTCCTCCTCCGGCATGGCCGCCGCAAGACGGCCCATCAGCGTTTGGAAATCGGCCAGAGCCTGCTGGTCTGGAAAGGTGAGCTGCACCGTCAGGCCGGCTCCAGGGCCTGGCTCCGGTGGTTCGGGCTCCTGTGGGGGCGGCTCCGGATCAATGCCCTGAACAAGGGCCTTGAACTCGTCGTCGGTGAACCAGGGGCCCAGATCAAGGGTTGGATGGTCCTCCAGCAGGTCCGCCAGGGCCGCGCCATCGAACTCGCTCAGATCACTGGCGCGGTTATCGGCCACGCCGTATTCGGCCTTCTGGGCCTCAGTCAGATCAGTTCGCTGGACAGCGATCAGCGTGCGGCCATCGGCCGGCACCACCAGCACCTTCTCGATGCCGATGGCGGCGGCGGCCTCGGCAGTGCCGTTGCCGGCAAGGATCACGCCGGCCTCATCGATCACCAGACTTCTTGCGGCGCCAAACTCCTGCAGGGAGCGCTCGATCATCGCCGTGCTGCGCTGGGTGCGGCGCCGGGCGTTCGTGGGATCCTGGATCAGAGCCTCCAGCGTGGTCTCGGTCGGCATGGTGACCGGGACCAGAGAAGGGCGACGGCGCTGGGGCATCGTTGGCCATGATGTGGCTGGTGGCCAACGTAACCGGCTGAGAACATAGTTGTCACGGCACGAACCGCTGAGCAGAGGTGCATTTCCACTCCGGCGAAACTGCTTCAATGGACCCGTCGAAAAGGCTGAGAATCCTGCTGGAAACAGGCTTTTTCTGGTCGAAGGCCGCAAAAGTCAGTGGGCTGACGCTGTGGCCCGTGCGGCGCTGGTGGTATCGAACGGGCTCACAGATCTGTGATCCGATCGACAAGGCGCTGGCGGAGCGACTGATACGGGCGAACCTTCATTACAGCCCGCCGCAGCTGTTTGATGGCTTGATGGTCTGCGGCAGATGCCGCGGCCGATTGCAGCGGCCAGACCGATCAAACGCCTGCGGCGATCCCCATCGCTGGTCATGCCCTCGTTGCCGCACCGATGGGCGCCGGGCCTGGGTGTCGGCCGCGGCCATCAAACGAGCCATGTTCGAGGCGCTGCAGCGGCGGCTGCCAGAGATGGCCCGGCTGTGCGAGTACCGCACAGGCTTTCAGCGCGATCGGGAGCAGCGGTGGCTGGAGCAGCTGGAACAGTTCCAGGCCATTGGGCAGCGGCTGCATGATGCCGGTGTGCCGCGCATGGCGCCCCAGGTGCTGGCGGCCCGGGTGCAGCTGGCTCAGGATCAGCTGGGAGATCCCCCAGACCTGAGCCGGCACAACTGGGGCGAGGCCTTCAGCAGCTGGGGGGCGTGGGAGGGGGCGAGCTCACACCAGTGGCGGTCGGTGGCTGCCTTTTTCTGCCGCCGGATCATCTGGGATGGCGAGGGGCTCCAGGTGGTCCTGTTCGGCCGACGCTTTGTCGATCCACTTCTGATGAATTCCCAGCAGGATCCAGTTAATCGAGGACTGTGGCCAGTCCACCCTCTCCATCCCGGGCATCCTGCCCATCAGGAGCGGTGACCGCCCCAGCTCTCACGAGTCCAGGGATACGGCCTGACTGCGCTCATGGCCACAGGCACCAGCTTGTGCTCGAGGGGCTGCATCAGCAACAGGCCCTCCACGCAACAGGGATCGGCGCGATGGCGGCGGCCCTGGGGATCCAGCCAAACATCGCCCAGCCGGATTCGGTCAGGCGGTGGGGGAGCATTGCTGATCGGGAGATTACGGCCCATCAGCCTCCAAGCCCTTGCAGCTTGGCCAGCATCCGCAGGCTCTGATCCTCAATTCGATCAGACGGGATGTAGTTTTCACAGAACAAGGGCTCGACAGCCGGCGGCGCCACGAACTGACCGCCTGGCGGGGCGGTGCGCCGCTGGCAGTCGTCGCACTCATCCAGCCAATCCTCCGGCCCGTCGCCAAACCCTGGGCAGCGGGCGTAATCGCGTGGAAGAGTCATGGCAAAAGCTCGCGATCAGCTGGATCCACCCATGCCAGGCCAATGCGTCGAAAAAGCTCTTGCTCCGCCTGGACCGGCACGATGCGGCCGGCCGTGTCACGCAAAAGGCCGCCTTCCGAGCGGTATCCGGCCCGCACCCACGATTTGGCCAGGATTTGATGGGACCAAGCAGCGGATCCGGTCCGAATCGCCAGCTGCAGGCCAAACCCACGGGGATCGACCATGAACACATCGAGAAACATGCCGGATGGATGCCGACGCCGGGTGTAGCGACAGGGCAGGTGCCCCTTGATGGTTTCCCACTGGTCCAGCACCAAGGCGACTCCAGTGCGCAGGAGAGGCTCTGGGTTGTACGGCCGTGGCACGCACACGACCTCGATGTCGCCGACTTTTGGCCGCCGACGGCGAACGCTTCCAGCGATCTCGCATTGCTCAGGCAGGCAGTGCGGAAGCAGCTCGGCACGAACGCTGGCGGCAACTGAGTCGGCATAGTCCAGGGACCAGCGGCCGCTGGCTTCGGGTGCTTGGCTGATGGAGCTCATCGCGATTGCTCTCCACGGCGTTGTTCGGACCATGGTCTTGGCCTGAAAGGTCTGGGCAATCTCCAGGATTGTTGCTGCCGATGGATGTGGAGCGCATCAAGCCAGCTGGCAACGGCTGAATCCACGTTGAACAGCTCGACGGTGGTTTTTCCGGGGGCGCAAAACAGCACAAAGCCACGCCGCGGCCAGATGTCGTGGGTGTCATTGAGCATGGCGACGGCGGCGCCAGCTTCGGCGGCAACTCGCTCCGAATTGAGCTGACCGGGGTCGCCGACCTGCACCATGCCGATGCCAAGGTCGTCGCCATTGCAAAAGCGCACCAGCAAATCAGCGGCTGTGAGCACGGGCAAACGCCGGTGGCGCAAAATCACTGGGGCCGCAAGCACCTCGAGCTGCTGCCAAAACGGATGAGCGATCATCGGCTCGATCGTGTCGGCCAGCTCAGAGAACGGCGGCGCGGTGGGCGCCCACCGGCCCAAGGGAGCCACAGCTGGGTTGTAAAGGCTGTTGGCATAGGCAGCGCAGGCCTGTG